ATTCATGTCTTTTTTCTTAGACTCAGGTGCTAATTCTGGTTCACCTGTTGGTGGTGGAACCTCTCCTCCTGCTGGTGGAGCCTCTGCTGGTGGTGGTTCAGATGGAGAACTAAATGATGGTGGAGCTCCTAATTCTTCAGTACCTCCTGGTGTAGTTGCCGCTCCTGCCGCAGGTGTTGCGCCTGTCGCACTTCCGTATAATTTATCTATGTTATCAAATAATCCTGTTTTAGTAATAACTGTAGGAGTTGCTTTAAGTTCTTCACCAACAGCTCTTTCAACTCTTTGTTGTTGTAAATCCAAACGAACTTCTTCATCCGACCAACCAAAGATATGTTTCTTAGCCCATGTAGATGATGTCGCTTGAATACCATTTCCTGGGTCAGATACTAAGTCTTTATACAATAATACTTTTTCTTTCCAAACATCAATCTTTAACAAGTCTGCTTGAGTTGATGGGTTTGTAAGACCAATAGTAAAGTTTGAAAGTTCATCTTCAAATCCTAATAAGAATAAGTGAACAATCGCAATTTTATTTAACTCGGCCAACATACTCTTTTGGATTCTGTTGATTGTACGAGCAAATCTAATGTCTTGTAATGCCAAGTTCTTACCATCACCAACAACTTCTTCAAACCCTAAGAAAGCCTTAGGTACACGAAGTGCCGTTAATAATTTCTTTTGAATATATTCAATATCCGCAATCTCTGATAAGTTAGTTGCTCCAGGTAATGTTGTAATTGGGTCTGGTGCCGCAGGGTCTCTTACAGGAATAAAATAATCTTGGTCAACCGCCATTTGGTTGAATCTCATATCTACGTTACCTGTATTCTTGTCAACAATTTGTTCTCTTTTAAATTTGTTGGCAACACGGTTTACGTACGCCTCAACATCATCATCATTCATATTACCTACGAATACTTTAAACATTCTTCTTTCAGGAGCTCTTGATGTACGATAAATTAACATCGCATCTTCTGATAATAATAATTGTTTCCAAATTCTTCTGGCTTTTTCTAACATAGAAGTACCATAAGGAAGTTTTCTATCGTCACCTAATAATCTAAAGTGAGCAATTTCCCATGATTGGAATTCCATGTTTTTATTCTTCCAAGTAAAATGAAGGGCTTTTTTGTCTTTGTCTAACTCTTGTGTAATATCAACAGATATTTTTGCAGTAACTCCAACCTCATGTCTTTCAATTTCAATAGTTGGTAACTGTTGTACACCAACCACACCTTTCTCAGGGTCTAACTTTAAGTAAACAAAGTTATCACCATACTTACAAGTGTTTCTTGTCCACATAGGTAAGTTGGTATTAATATCTAAATTGTTGTTGAACAAATCGGCTAATACACCTTTTATTCTTTTTGACTCAGAATAAATCTGAAGAATGAATCCATCTTCGTTTGTTGTTGTAGATTCTTCAGCATAAATGTCTAACGCTGCTGAAATCTCAGGAGTATACTCCATTGACTCATAGTCGTACTGAGAAGATAATCTTGTTGGCTCATAATAAATCGCTTGTGAGTAAAGATTGTTCTCAACTTTAGCCCATTGATTTGTTAGGTAAAAAGTTTGTTGTGCTTGTAACTTTTCTTTTTCGTATTCTTCTCTGCTTTTGGTACGTAATAATTCCTTCTTATCAAACTTAAAAGTTGGATAATCTTGTTGTAGTAAGGAATTCGGACCAAATGTTTGCGACAGTCGTTGCCAAACCGTCATATTTTGTTCTGCCATAATGTAAATTTACTTGTTACCGTGATAATATAAATACTTATCGTTAACGAAATAACCAAGAGTATTTTTCATAGTCAGCACGAGAGGCACCTTGGTTTATTGGGTATTGCCTCCCCATTTGAGGAACCATAGGATTAAAATATTCTGACGTATTTTTGTTCTCACTGATAGCAGTAGACCAAGAGTTTAACATGGCTTTAGTATGGTTTACAACTTTTTCTAAAGATTGAAATGATTTTTCTGCAACGTAAATTGCCATAGCGATACTCATGATGCAATCATCATGATGTCCTTTTTGATGGTCAGGTCTGCCATTAACATAAATAAACGTATTCATTTCATTATATAACCTACTTGAATAAATTCTAAACTTGTGTCTCATAGACTCTTCAAACGATGCAATAATTTGAACCCTTTTATTGTTAAAATTAATACCAGGTATTTTTTCATTCAATTTAGGGTCAAATTTCCATTTGTTTGTTGTATCAACATTATCAACATACATTCCTGATTGATATCCCATCTCTTGCATTTTTCTTGCTGTGGCAACTCCCATACCTCCTGTTAAGTCAATCACACAATAGGCGTTATACATTGTCCCCCACTTATAAGCAATCTCTGCGGTGATGTCTGGTGGAACTTTTCCAACATATTCAAGAACTTGTTCTCTTGAATCAAAATCAATTATTTGAATACAACTAAAGTCCTCAGAATCTCCTCTTGATACATCGACACCCATAACATATTTATGTCCAGTAATAGGTTCTTTAAAAATCCAAAGTCCTCCTCCCATCATTTTTGCTTGAGGTTCTTTGACTTGGTTTTTAGAAATATCTGTCATCATATCAGAATCAAATACGTTATCACCTGAACCTAAGAAATTACATTCCAACTCCTGAGCTACTTTACGTCTATCGTATTTTAATTTCTTAACCATACCTTCAAACCAAAAAGAACATGGTTTATATCCTTGTTCAATATAGTCTGTAACTATGGAGTGGTCTCTATCATATGGATTGTCCATAGATAAATTAATAACAACTTCATCAAGGTTATATTCTTCTCTATTCAAAATAAAATGAACCAAATCATTGGTTTTAACCATATACAAGTCTTTTGTATATCTTGGGTCACGGTACCAAAACATTTCAGTTATTTTAAAATCATTCATACCTCTCAAAGATTGGTCATAGATTTCATAATAGATTGGGTCATATCCGTTTGGAGTAGACACAACAATAACCTTACCACCCGTAGATAGTGAGGCCATACAGGCTGCCCAAAAATCTCCGTCGGCTTCAATATAGGCGGCCTCATCAAATATCAATATGGTAGGGGTATAACCTCTTAACGCATCTCGTGATGTGGCAACGGCTTTAATCTCACAACCATTAGTTAATTTGAAATGTCTTTGTGCATTTTTTTCATTGGAGAAAGTAACTCCAACCCATGAAGGCCATTGTTCTGTGAAACCTCTAATCTTATTTGCCATCTCCACTGCCGTATCTAATTTGTTGGCAATGATTAGAATTTTTTCAGGTTTATTCTTTTTGGCAAAAACTAATCTTTTTGATGCCCACGCAGCGGTAACCGTTGTAACTCCTGCCTGTCTGTATTTCAAGGCAACATTTTCATTGTAGTTATCGTAATCTTCGATTAATTTAATTTGGTCTGGAAATAAATCTAACGGAACGTATTTGGATACGGTGTTATCGTAAGTCTGTAAATAAGTACGAAGTGCATAAGGAGTATTCCTCATACACTTCGTTACTTCAATAATTAATTGTTCTCTATTCACAAATTTTGGTTATTTGGATAACGATATACCCAAACCACCTAATAAGTCGTCAAGATTGTCGGGTTTTTTTATCCCCAAACTATCTAAGTAATTATCCATATCTGTAAGATAATCCTCATCATCGTCCTCTTCTTCAGGGGCATAATCAACATCAGAATCTTCATCATCATCGTCGTAAGAACTAAACTTACCACTAGGATTTAAATTACTATCGTCAGATTCACCATCTTCTCTAAAATTATCAAAGTCAGACTTCATTTTTTGAGCCTCTTTCATAATTTCTTTAAATTTTGAAGTTGCAATTTTAACTTTTGATTGGTCTTCAGATATTGCATTTCCGATAATTTTTAAAAATGATTCTGCTGGTATTTGATATAATAATATGTGGAACCAAGGAGTTAAACCTTGATTTGATTCATCATACATTTCGTCAGGTAATGCGTGTCTAAGTTTTTCTACAATTTCAGGACCTATTCTCAATTGCATTGGTTCGTTAGATAATACATCAACAGCACCTCTAACTTTTTGACGAATTTCAGGATTTTTGGAATGACCGTATCTACCTTTGGCTTCTTCTAGCCCTTTAATAATTTCATGACATAAAATTGGAAAAATCAAACCTATAGCAACAATTTTTGTGTCAGGTTGTTCTTCTCCACCTTCTTCTTCATCTCCTCCTTCTTCACCTTCTTCTTCATCTGCATCATCTAATGATACCTTACCTGCAACACCTTGACCTGTTTGACTCATCATCTCAATCATTTGTTCCATGGTAAAATATAAGAAATCATTAATTGCCATAATACCTAAATAATCTCTATATAAAGATGGGTTAATAGCATCTAATCTTGCCTTAACCGCTGGTTTTTGAAAAAGGTAATGTCCTCTTTTTGCAGACCCTTGAATGATGGCATTTATAATATTTCTTTTATGTTTTTCTAATTCTAATTCTTCTTCATCTGTTAAATCTTCAATATCAAAAGATGGAATTTCTAATTTTTTTTTCTTTTCTTCTTCTTCATCATCTTTAGGCTCTTCTGGCTGATATCTGAAATCCGATGTATCTGGTTGTTCTCCTAAACGAGCATCAATTTGATACCATTCTTTAGGTACTTCACCTTCATCTAAACAAGCATCAATGGCTAATTGTATAAGTTCGTCTTTATGTGCTGCCTCAATTCTCATGATACCAGGAATTTTCCTCATCATTTCATCGTAAACCATTCCTTGAACTTGTTTTGAACTTAAATCTGCTATCCCCGTTACTTCTCTTAATTTGTCTGCGACTTTTTGAAATCTTTGGCTGACTAATCTTTGAACATCAGCCGCTCCCTTTTTCATTGCAGGATTTTTTGCATATAAACTTTCAGGACTAGCCAATTTATTTACTAATTTTGGGTCCATCCTTTCAGGAGTATTTCCGTAATCTATTTGTTCTTTAATCTTATTTGCCATTTTACTTTTGTAGGAGGTTTAATATTACGTCAATTACTTTATCTTTTGTTTCTTCAGGAGAAGGTTTTTTTGCCTTTGGAGCTTCTTTCTCACCAGGGTTTGGGTTTTTACCAGGATGAGCTGGTCTTTGAGGTTTTGTTCCAGGTTTTGTTGTTGGACTTGTTTTTGGTTTTGTTGGAGCAACTGCTGGATTTTGTTCTGCTACTTCTTTGTTTGCTTTTGCCTTTGGAGCCTCTTTCTCACCAGGATTTGGATTCTTACCAGGATGTGCTGGTCTTGGTTTTTTATCAGGTGTTCCAGGTTTTGTTGTCGGACTTGTTTTTGGTTTTGCAGGTGCAGTTTCAGTACCAGAACTCTTACCAAATGATTGCAAGTGTTTTGTTGCAAAATTTTCACCTTCGGACAAATGTCTAATTAAATCACCTTTAGTGATTCTTGGTGGTAAGTTCTTTTCTACTATTTTCATAATTTGATTTTCAATAAACAAAGATACAGGATTTTTTCCTTCTCCTAACTGTTTTTTTACTTCTCTAACACATCTTTC